CTTTTAAATCATTGAATACTTGTCTAGCATCTTCCTCATCCAGACTAATGGAATGTATAATATCACTACCATTATCTAAGATTTGAATTATGATGTAATACTCCATGCTTCAGTTTAGTTTAATCAGGGTTTCAATTTTACTTATAAGTTACCTGCTTTCTAGGCCTTAGATTATAGGTCTTCTTCTCTGTAAGTGTTACAGAGTTTACTGAATTATTCTTAGTATTAGTGTTAGTAAGAAAGAATGAGAGCACCCTATTATATAAGTCATATACAGGCATTTATATATTATAGTATACGAATGTCTTTATATAGATTGCTTTAGTCACAGTTTGCGAAGCAAACTATAGGGGATCCTTCCATCTTTTCTTACCAGGATATATACGAAATCCAAGTCTACGATAACTAAAAGCATTACCATGTCTTTCTAAAACCCAGCGGATTCTCCAAGGACATGATAATAAATTTCTCTTATACATTTCTCTAAAAGATAAATGGTAGGTTCTAAAGATGATACCTGCTTTTTTTCTAAAAACACGAACACTTTTCTTATAAGTAGCCATTTGTTCAGATTCTTGCACAGATTTAACACCTTGATTTAAATCATCCTGGAAATGATTAATATTATGAATATGCTTATGTAAGACCTGATTTCTAGTTGAAGACATCAATGATAAAACTCCAGTGTGATTTTTCTGAACTTCAGCTACAGATTTCTTGAGTCCCTTCAATTCATTATTAAAATCACTATTCTTCTTATAAGATTTAATCAAGATATCTTCAACCCCTTCCCTATTTTCTTGCCTATTTCTAAACATCTGTCTTATATATAACCAAGAATCAACACCGCACCCGTTTACAATACATCTCGTATATTCATTTGCATATTGATCCATGAAATTACAGACAGTATGATATTTATGGCCACAAAGTAAAGTCATCGTGGGCATATTCTCAGTAGAAGCCCATGTTTTCTTACAGAATAAGCAACCATCCGTATGATTATCAACCTCTGAAACTGCACGTGTATTCATAAATTCTCTATAACTATTTAAAAGTGGTTCATCAAATAAATTATTAATAGGATTAGGCTTATCTTGTATCTTATTAGATTCATTAATATAATAATACCATTTCATAGCATCTTCTGGATATTTATCAATATATCCCTCAAAAATATATCTAACTGATTTATCTAATTGAGAAAGTTCAATAAATTCATTCTCTGGCACTAATTCTTCAGGTGTCTCCATTTATAATATAAAGTGATAAAATGTTTAGACCCATTGTAAGTAATGTAAAAATTGAAAGTTCAGTTTTTACCTTTTACAATAAGCAATGGTATATGAATATAAGAAAAACAATGATGGTCAGTATGTTTGCACTATCTGTTCTGAAGTAAAAAAGAATCAGAATACTATGCATTATCACATGAAGAAGCATGAGGGGAAACAATCATATGAATGTAAAACATGTGATAAGAAGTTCTACCAGAAATATGCTCTAGACGATCATGTAAAGTTAAACCATTCCAAGGAACCTCTTGTAGAGATAAAGTGCCCATTTGATGATTGTTCTCAATCATTCATCAAAAAGGAACATTGTCGTATTCATATTGCTCGTAATCATGTTAAGAAAGAATTAGAACCCTTAATCGAAAAGAAAACGGATTCTAAGGTTCATACTTGTGTAACTTGCAAGAAAGATTATAATTCGTATCCTGCGATATTATATCATGCAATGGATCACTTGAAGGAAGATAATTTACTAAAGGATAGATTAAAGGTTATATAAACCTACTGCCATTCCCCTACCAGGTTGAAAATCTATACACTTTATATCCTTTAATATTCCATCATTAAAGAATTCGATAAGGGCCTTATTCGGACCTAGATTCCACTCACCCTTCATTTCAGACATATGTGTATCATCTAGAATAAATATACTATCCTTATGAGCCAACTGCTTACAATTTTTTATATCAGCTCTGGCAATTTCATAATCGTGACCTCCATCAATAAAGAGTAAATCAAACCTTGTGTCAGGATGATCTCTTATAAATTTAGGAATAGACATAGTGCTATCTCCAATAATAAGAGTATGTCTTCCAGGAAATGTTTTATCAATATACTCTTTAGCAATTAATACATATGCATGACTACCAAGATCAAATGATGTAAGTGTTAAGTTAGGATTATTTTTAAGAAACAATTCTGCAGAATGACCTGCATTAAAACCAATTTCCATTGCCGTTTTTACATGTTTAGACAATATAATCAATTCTTCTGATTGTTGTGGAACTTCATTAATATTCCCTTCAAGATCTGTTATGCCCCTTTCTATTAAGTATTTATTAAGAGACATTATAATTAATATATTAAATAACTTTAAATATCTATTTCTGTAAAACATACACGGCCATCCCATTCCACCAACCATCCTTTACTCCATTATATTCTGTAAATATCTCCTTTTCATATAAATTCTTTAGATTTAGCTTTGAAATAGCATCCCTCGTTCCCTGTCTTACACGACCCAAATTCCAATCATCTACTACAAAAACAAATATATCATCCAGACAATTGTAGTAATGCGTCAACGCCTTATACTGGTCATCATATGAATGCTCTCCATCAAACATATATAGATTAAATTTAGGCAATGCCGATACATCTACTTTAAAACAATCCTGTTCAATAAATGTAACATTATTATCACCTTTATATTTATTAAGATTTGCCATAAACTCTTGCTTGGGTCCTCCAAAGGTACACCAATTATCAATACAAACTACGGTTGCATTATGTTTATACATTGCAGAACATACTGAAGAACCTTTCCATGATCCAATCTCAAGATATCTAGCATTGGGCATCCTTAATAAATTATTATAAAAATGACGTGTCTTAGTTCCTGTCATACCTTCCATATTAATAATATCAGATGTAATGAATGAAGTGTTCATTTCAGCATATCTTAAGGCAGATTCAACATGATTTATAAACTGTGTAGATAAATCGGTTGTCATATATTTATAAATATAAATATATCTTTATATAAGCTTTCTAGTTTTACCACCATTTTGCCTCTTTATTTTAGAAGCTAAATTCTTTAGAGTAGCACGCTTCCTACTGATACCCCGTGCAGCATTCCTAGAAGCCTTCATATTCTTGTAAATTCGATTAGTCATATTAATTTCTGAATAATGCTTTAACATTTTTTCCTGTTGGTCATTATTCATATATGGTAATCTTCTCAAATAGATTTCTTCCACTGCATTATCAAATAGTTTATCTTCATGGCCTTCTAAATCTCTTACCTTCCTGCAAGCCATGGAAATGTAGGTTCCTGGATATTTCTCCATCAACTCTTTCAAGGATATACGAATAAACTGGTTTGAAAAAAGAGCCTTCATCGTATCCACAAGGCCTTCATCTTCAGTCATCAATTCTAAGAATTCTGGTGTATACTTTTTCCATTTTGCCTTATCTTTTATTTGATTGCTATCTAAAAATAATTGTCTTATACCCTCTGGTGTTTTAAAAGATTTCTTATAATCCTCTCGACTAGGGTATACACTGTATTTGTAAAGTTCAAGCTTATTATCTAGCCAGTCATCCAATGAATTTTCAGGCTTTAACTTTAAATGAATATTTTTTGTAGTGAATGTATCACTCATAAAGTTATCAAATGGAACTAGGCCAGAATATCCACTAAATTCAGTACCCTTATCCGAATGATCATCGATAAATAATTTATAATGAAGATCTGGGTATCTATCACCTGGCCTATAGATTGCAACTGACTTGAGGTGAGTATGAATCCATGTTCCAAAATATTTAGTAAGATCATCTTCAAAAAAATACGATTTGTCTTTCATTTCCTTGAGATCCAATATTTCTGGTATTTCATTCTTTCCTGCAAAATCAGACCAAATACGTTTTTCTCCTGGTAATCCCAAGACAATTAAATTACACCCCTCGGGCATAATATTCTTTTCTCTAGTAATCAATTCATACCCATGCCCCAGAGGGAAATAGGTAGGCATCTACAATATATAACTATAAATCTCCACTCACAGTATTCAATTGTAGAAATAAGTTGTAGATATTGTAGCCAAGTGCAGCAAATCCTAGAAGCAAGGTGGCCTCAAAGAATGCCCTAGTTGTTTCCTTACCATAATAACCAATTACAAAGAGCACTGGTGCCACTAGTAAAATATGTATTAGGTTTACCCATAAACTTGATGAACCCTTTATCCATTTAGTGTATAGCCTAAACAGATGATACACGAAGATAAAGACAGACAAGGCAATGAGAGACTTATAAAGCCACTCCGGAGAACCGGCCCTCTGGATGCCTACATATATAAGCAGGGGGCTAACGAAGAGAATGTGAAAGAGATTCAAAATAACGTGGTGATCAATAGCCATCTACATGTGGAACCTAAAATACTACATATCTTTACGGACGGAGCATGTCAGAATAATGGAAAGAAGAATGCTAATGCAGCCTGGGGATGTTTATTAGTTTCAGACGATGGCTATATTATTCTAGAACGTTTATCAGGAGCAATTCCTTTATCAGAACCTCAGACAAACCAGCGAGCTGAATTAACTGCTCTTCTCCGAGGCCTTGAAGAAGCTGAAAAACAACTACGTGATCCTGGACTAAAGAAGGTTCAAATCTGGTCAGACAGTGAATATTCTATAAATTGTGCATCTGTCTGGGGACCCAAATGGAAAAGCAGGGGGTGGAAAAAACAAGGTGGTGAAATTCAACATCTTGATTTGATTCGCATTTTAGTTGAAAAGACCTTGGAACTTGGGTTCAGAATAGAATATAGGTGGTTGAAGGGTCATAAGGGGGGTGAATCGCAACATGCATTTCCTTGGATGTTTAATCATCAGGTTGATGCTCTAGCTACTAGCGCCTTACGATAGTAACTTTAGTAAGGTTAGTAAAAAATTGAATGTGCCTGAAGTTATAATGTAAGTATGG